GCGGCGACTGGATCACCAGCGATGCCAACGGCCAGGGCGTCTCCGCAGCGCCTGCCGCCGGCGCCAACAACAACGTCATCGGCCGCGCGCTCGCCAGCGGCGTGAACGGTGACGTGGTTCGCGTGCTGATCGCGCCGGGCCGCATCCAGGGCTGATCGAGCCCACGCACCACAACAACCTTTCGCACCGGAGCATCCGATGGCCACTCGCCCCTTCCCGATCGATCCGCAGCTGACCGCGATCGCGATCGCCTACAAGAACCCCGATGTCGCGCTGATCGCCGACGACGTGCTGCCCGTCACGCCGACGGCGCAGGAGTTCAAGTGGATGCGCTACGACCTGGCGCAGGGCTACACCGTGCCCGACACCAAGGTCGGCCGCAAGAGCTACCCGGCCGAGGTGGAGTTCACCGGCACCGAGGTGCAGGACAAGGTCGAGGACCACGGCCTGGATGACTTCGTGCCCAACGAGGACATCGAGGCGGACAACCAGGGCGTGGACCCGCTGGGCATGGCCACGATGTACCTGACCGGCCTGGTCAACCTGGCGCGCGAGATCCGCACGGCGGCCAAGGTGTTCAACACCGCCAGCTACGCGGCCGGCAACCAGGTCACGCTGGCCGGCGCGAGCCAGTTCAGCGACGCGTCGAGTGACCCGGTGGCCGCCATCGGCGACGCGCTCGATGTGCCGATCTACCGGCCCAACATCGCCGTCTTCGGCCAGGCCGCGTGGACCAAGACGCGGCGCAACCCGAAGCTCGTGCAGGCCATCAAGGGCACCGACCAGGGCGCTGGCATGGTCAGCCGCCAGGAGTTCGCGGACTTCTTCGAGCTGTCGGCGGTGTACGTCGGCGCCGGCTTCGTGAACACCGCGAAGAAGGGTCAGGCGGCCACCACGTCACGCGTGTGGGGCAAGCACCTCTCGCTGATCTACCGCGACCGCGCGGCCGGCCCGCAGGCCGGCGTGACCTTCGGCTTCACGGCGCGCTGGGGCAACAAGATCGCCGGCACGATCCCGCAAATGGAGCGCGGTCTCACCGGCGGCCAGCTGGTGCGCTCGGGTGAGCGCGTCAAGGAGATCGTCAGCGCCACCGACCTGGGCTACTACTTCCAGAACGTCGTCGCCTGACGACACAAAACCTCCAAAGGACCACGCATGGCCACCAAGAAGCAACCGCGCCGCGCTGCCGCTGAAGGCGAGACCGCCTACGAGGTGCTGAGCAACCTCGACTACGACGGCGAGCTGTACAAGCCCGGCGATCAAGTCGCGCTCGACGCGGCCGCCGCCGCCGAGTTGATGGCGCTGCGCGTCGTCAAGCCCGTCGCGGAGCAGCCTGCCACCTGAACTCATCCCGCCGCCGTTACCCACCGACGCGCGCATGGCCTGCGACGGCGCGCCGAGGGCAACTAGGGACCAAGGGCGGCGCAGGCCGCCCTCCCTTCTTGAGACACCCACCACCTCTTCATGCCCGCCACCCAGTACGTCACCGTGCAAGGCCTGATCGATGAGTTCGGCGAGGACGAGCTCGTCGAGCTGACCGACCGCGCCAGCCCGCGCACGCTGCAGGTGGACAACGACGTGGCGCAGCGCGCGTGCGACCGCGCCAATGCGGTGATCGACTCGCACCTGCAGGCGCGCTACACGCTGCCGCTGCCCGCCGTGCCGGCGCAACTGCCGTTTCTGGGCCGTGACCTCGCGCGCTACTACCTGCACGAGCGCGAGCCCGGCGAAGTGGTGGCCACGCGCTTCAAGGCTGCGATGCAGACGCTGCGCGACATCCAGAGCGGCGTGCAGCCGCTCGGCCTGGACGCCACCGGCGCCGACGTGCCCGCAGCCGCCACCGACCTGGCCGAGTTCTGCACCGGCGACAAGGTGTTTGCGCGGGGCATGGTGTGAGCGCATGGACGGACGACTCGCTCTTCGTCGGCCGCTTGATGGTCGAGCGCCTGTGCGAAAAGGTTCCGGCGCTGCGCTCGGTGGAGCTGCTCGACGAGCTGGACGACCGCGAGACCGAGCCCAAGCAGACGCCGGCCGCGGTGGTCATCCTCGACTTCCTGCAGCCGCTCTCGATCGAGCCGGTGCGCGAGCAGATCCCGGTCGAGCAGCTGTGGCTGGTGATGCTCGTGACGCACAGCAAGCGCCGTGCGCCCGACCGTATCGCCACCGAGGTCGGCCCGCTGATCCCGGCGTGCATCAGCGCGCTGCACGGCTGGATGCCCAAGGGCTGCACCCGGCCGCTGGGCTGGGTGCGCGGCGGCCCGCGCCCGAGCTACGCGCCCAAGACCAACCTGCACCCGCTCCTGTTCCGCGCCCAGCTGCTGCACGGCAGCAGCTGATGTTCACCCCCCACCCAACCTCCAACCTCTAGGACTCGACATGCCTGACATCCAGAAAAGCTACATCGGCGTGGGCAAGGTGCTCGCGCGTGCATTCGGCACCACCGGCCGCTTCCGCTTCGTCGGCAACTGCAGCCGTGCAGTGATCGCGCACCAGCTCGATACGAAGAAGCAGCGCGACTACACCCGCGCCGGCGGCGGCACGCTCTCGCGCATCGACCGCATCGATTCGGTGGACGCGAGCTTCGAGCTGCTCTCCTTCAGCCCGGAAAACTGGGCGCTGGCCGTGGCCGGCACGTCCACCACGGTGGCCACCGGCGCGGTGGCTGCAGAGAACATCGTCGGCTACAAGGACACCACGGTGCCGCTGCAGTACCCGCCGAGCGCGGTGGCCAGCGTCGGCTCGCTGGTGGCGGGCACCGACTGGGAGATGAGCCCCTCGGGCATCTACTTCCCGCCGGGCAGCGCCGCGGTGGACGGCACCACCTACGCCGTGGCCTACACGCGCGCCACGCATACCCGCATCGAGGCCGTGCAGAACGCCGGGTCTGAGCTGGAGCTGGTGGTCGAGGGCCTGAACGAGGCCGACACCAACAAGGCCGCGATCATCAACATCTGGCGCTGGCTGGCGCCGGCGGCCGACGAGCTGAGCCTGATCGGCGACGACTTCGGCAGCCTGCCGTTCAGCGGCGAAGCGTTGAAGGACGCGACCAAGGGCGCCGGCTTGTCGCAGTTCTATCGCGCGCTGATCGTCACCTGAAGCTGACGCACCCCTCCTCGCCGGCCGCGCGCTGACAACGTCCGTAGCAGCGCCGTGGCCACCAAGGACGTCGGCATCCGACTGAAGGTCGGGACGGAGGGGCTGGAGCTCGTCGACGCGCTCGCGCGCGAAGTCGAGGCCCTCGGCGGGGACGCCGAGGGTGCGCGCGCCAAGGCCGCAGCGCTCGCGGCCGAGCTGGAGCGCCTGGGCGCCCAGCGCGACACGATCGAGCAGTTCGAGCGGCAGAAGGCCGCCGTCCTCGAAGCTGGCGAAGCGCTGGACGCCGCGCGGGCCAAGTCGCAGCAGCTCGCGGCGGAGATTGCCGCCACCACCGCGCCGACGCAGGCGCAGGCCGAGGCCTTCGAGCGCGCGAGCGCCGCGGCGCGCAATGCCGATGCCGCCTACCAAGCCGATCTGGCCGCGCTGCGCCAGCTGCGCCCGGTGCTGGCCGATGCCGGCGTGGCCACGCAGGGCCTGGCGACCAGCAGCGAGCAGCTCGACGCGCGCGCGCGAGCACTGGCCGCCGAGCTGGAGCGCCTGGGCCGCGAGCGCGGCGCGATCGAGGCCTTCCAACGCCAGGCCGCGGCCACGCGCGCCGCCGGCGAGGCGATGGTCGATGCGCGCCTCGAGGCGCAGCGGCTGGGCGCGCAGATCGCCAGCACGGCGGCGCCGACGCGCGATCAGGCCGAGGCCTTCGAGCGCGCGAGCGCCGCGGCGCGCACGGCCGGCGAGGCGTACGAGGCCGAGCTGGACGCGCTCGACCGTCTGCGGCCCGAACTCGAGGCCACGGGTGCCGCGGCCGACGGCTTTGCGGCGAGCGCCGAGCAACTCGACGCACGCGCGCGCACGCTGGCCGGCGAACTCGAGCGGCTGGGCGCCGAGCGCGGTGCGATCGAGCAGTTCCAGCGCCAGGCCGAGGCCACGCGTGCCGCCGGCGAGGCGATGGACGCCGCGCGCGTGCAGGCCGCGCAGCTGGGCCGCGAGATCGCCGCCAGCGCCGCGCCGACGCAGCAGCAGGCCGCGGCCTTCGAGCGCGCCACCGCGTCGGCGCGCGAAGCCGATGCAGCGCTCGAGCAGCTGCGGCCGACGCTGGCCGCGGCCGGCGTGGCCACCGACGCGCTGGCCAGCAGCAGCGAGCAGCTCGACGCGCGTGCCGCGGCGCTGGCCGACGAGCTGCAGCGCCTGGGCGCCGATCGCGGCGCGATCGAGGCGTTCCAGCGCCAGGCCGAGGCCACGCGCGCCGCGGGCGAGGCGATGGACGCCGCGCGCGCGCAGGCGCAGCAGCTGGGCCGCGAGATCGCCGCCAGCGCCGCGCCGACGCAGCAGCAGGCCGCGGCCTTCGAGCGCGCCACC